GCCGAAGCGGTGGCATTGGGGCGCCAAGTGTCAGACCCTGACATCTGGGAGTATGAGCTTGATGGAACCGTGTTCGGCATCATCGCCGATAATAGGGAATGGCCTGCTGCTTATGCCAAGAGACCGGGCATCGCAATTTTTTCGATGAGGGAAGTGGCGGTTGCATTGCAAGCGCACAAGAACGGCTTGGTGAGCGCCGTGAAGATTGCCTTTCCGGGGGCAGAGATCAAAGCCATCCGACGCAAGCCTGAAGACCTAGAGGATGATATAGACTTCGGAAGCGTCATCGAATGACCACCTCCAATTGACCGGATGGCTCATATCGTGTAAAGAAAACGGGCCGGGAGGTTGCACCCTCGACCGGCCCAACACCAGCGAACGGAACTCGCCAATGCCTGACCATCCAAATATCACACCCGAATTGTTGCGGCAACTCCTGCGCTATGAGCCGGACACTGGAAAGCTGTTCTGGCTTCCGAGGCCGAGAGAAATGTTCACGACCAGCAGAGCATTTTCCGCTTGGAACTCTAGGCATTCAGGAGTGGAGGCTTTTACTGCAAGCACTGGCAGGGGTTACAAATGTGGATCTATTTTTGACGTTCCTCAGCGAGCACATAGAATTATCTGGATGATTTGTCATGGCGAAATACCAAGCGGGTTTCAATTGGATCACATAAACGGAAGAAGAGACGACAATCGTCTAGAGAACATCCGTTTGGCTTTAGGGTTTGAAAACACGGCAAACACCGCTCGACATGCAGACAGCACAAGTGGGGTTAAGGGTGTCAGTTGGGATAAGCGCAGAAAAAAATGGGAGGCAAGAATTTGCATTAAAGGAAATCAAAAGCATCTTGGATATTTTCTCAATGTAATTGAAGCAGAAGCCGCCTACCTTGCAGCCGCTGAGGAACATCAAGGACAGTTCGCCTATCACAAGAGAACGCAATGAGCAGCACGATTTATATCACAGGCGACACAAGGCCGGATGCCCTGCTCGTCGCCCTTGCAGAGGCACAGAAGGGCGACCGCATCGTCTACCATATCGGCCAGCATTGCGGCGGAATCCATCGCCACGCGGCTGCCAGAGCCGAGACAGACAAGCTGGCCCTCCTCTTCTGCAAGCGGGCCTATGGATCAACCTTTGCATATTTGGCCGTGAAGCGTTAAGATGCGCGACAAACAATCTGCACCGGGGACCGACAGATGACGCAATTTCCCAACTATAAAACAGTTTCAGTAGCCTCGCTGGTGCCATACGCCCGCAACAGCCGCACACATTCACCGCAGCAAGTGGACAAGATCGCCGCCAGCATCCGCGAGTTTGGCTTTCTGAACCCGATCATCGTGGACGGCGAGAACGGCATTATCGCTGGGCATGGCCGCGTGCTGGCAGCGCAAAAGCTGGGGCTTGCCGATCTGCCCGTCATCGAAGCATCGCACCTCACCGAGGCCCAGCGTCGCGCATATGTCATCGCAGACAACCGCCTTGCGCTGGACGCAGGCTGGGACAACGATCTGCTGAAGATCGAATTGCAGGACTTGGACAGCCAAGGCTTTGACCTGAACCTGACGGGCTTCAGCGTGGACGAGATTGCAAACTTCTTGACCGAGCCGACCGAGGGCCTGACCGACGAGGACGCGGTGCCGGAAGTGCCTGCCATCCCGGTGACCGTCGAGGGCGACGTGTGGCTGCTGGGGCGGCATCGGCTTATGTGCGGGGATAGCACCAGCATCGACGCGGTAGACAAGCTGATGGCGGGCCGGAAGGTTGACATGGTATTCACTGACCCGCCGTATGGCATCGCATATAGCAGCGACAAATTTAATGGCAACAAGAGCGGCGTTACAAACAAGCGCAACAAAGCCGAGATGATCTTGGGAGACGGAGATGACTTCGACCCTTCATTTCTCACGGAAATGTTTAAGTCTGCAAAGGAAATGTTCGTCTGGGGGTATCAATACTATCCTGACAAGCTGGGGCGTGGCGGCATCATCGTCTGGAATAAAAAGCGCGAGTCAGAGGCTGCAAACCCGCATGGAGACTTTGAACTTTGCTGGTCAAGGCGAGAGCGCAATAAGATGTGCTGGCTTCAATGGGGCGGGTTCAAGAACAAGGAAAAAGGCGAGGATAGGCTTCACACAACTCAAAAGCCCGTATCGCTCGCGCTTTGGTTTTTTGAGAACTGGGGAAACGGACTTTCTTGCATCGTTGACCTATTCGGCGGCTCTGGCTCCACGCTGATCGCCTGCGAAAAGACCGCCCGCGACTGCCGCATGATGGAACTTGACCCGAAATACTGCGACGTGATCGTCAAGCGCTGGCAGGATTTCACCGGGCAAGAGGCAACGCTGGAAGCGACGGGCGAGACGTTTAACGCGCTGGCAAGCAAGAGGATCGCAGCATGAGCCGCAACCCGCACGAACCGTCCAAGGAAAGCCGCCAGCTTGTCCAGCTTCATGCCACCATCGGCACGCCTCAAGCGGTCATCTCCGACATCCTCGGCATCGACAACAAAACCCTGACCAAATACTACCGCGAGGAATTGGATCAAGCCTTGGCCCGCGCCAATGCTTCGGTCGGCGGTGCGCTGTTCAACAAGGCCACCAAAGGCGACACAACCGCTATGATCTTCTGGATGAAAACAAGGGCAGGCTGGCGCGAAAAGCAAGAGGTTGACGTGACATCCTCAGACGGCAGCATGACGCCGCAAGTCATCGAGCGCGTTATCGTCCAGCCAAAAGACGCTGATGCCTAAGAACCGCCTGCAAATCAGAACGGCAGCGGCCTTTGCGCCGCTCCTAAACCCATCCCGATACAAAGGCGCATGGGGTGGCCGTGGCTCGGGCAAGTCGCGCTTCTTCGCAGGGCTTCTCGCCGAAGAGCATCTGATGTTCCCCGGCCATCGCAGCGTCTGCATCCGTGAAGTCCAAAAGTCCCTCAAGCAATCCGCCAAGAAGCTGATCGAAGATACCCTGCAATCCTACAACCTCGGCGAGGCCCAAGGCTTCAAGGTATTCCGCGAGGTAATCGAAACGCCCGGCGATGGCCTCATCATCTTCCAAGGTATGCAGGATCACACCGCAGACAGCGTGAAATCGCTGGAAGGCTTCGACCGGGCTTGGGTTGAAGAGGCGCAATCCCTCTCCGACCGATCCCTATCACTCCTGCGCCCAACGATCCGCGCCGAGAAGTCTGAGCTTTGGTTTAGCTGGAACCCATCGCGCCCGACCGATCCCATCGACCAGCTTCTGCGCGGGCCTGTCATGCCATCGGGATCGGTCGTTGTCCGGGCCAACTGGTCAGACAATCCGTGGTTCCCGTCCGTCCTAGAGCAAGAGCGCCGGGATTGCCTAGAGAACCAGCCCGAGAGATACGGCCACATCTGGGAAGGCGAATACGCAACCGTCCTCGAAGGGGCCTATTACGCCAAGCATCTGACCGATGCCCAGCTTGAGCGCCGGATCGGCTTCATCCCACGCGATCCGCTGATGAAGGTCTACGCCTGCTGGGACATCGGCGGCACGTCGTCCAAGTCCGACGCCACGGCAATCTGGATCGTGCAATTCATCGGCCCCGAGGTGCGCGTGCTGGACTATTACGAGGCAGTCGGCCAGCCCTTCGAGGCACACGTCAACTGGCTCAGGGCCAATGACTACGAGGAGGCCGTCTGCGTCCTGCCGCACGACGGGCGCAAGCACGACAGCGTCTATGCCGTCACGCCCATGTCCTACCTGCGCGAGGCTGGCTTCGTGGTTGATCTGGTGAAGAACCAAGGTGCCGGTGCTGCATTGCAGCGTATCGACGCAACGCGCCGCCTGTTTCCGGCAATCCGCTTCAACGAGGAGACAACGCGCGGTGGGCGCGAGGCTTTGGGCTGGTATCACGAAAAGCGGGATGAGGTGCGCGGTATCGGGCTTGGGCCTGAGCATGACTTCTCCAGCCATGCTGCCGATGCCTTTGGCTTGGTGGCCGTCTACAAGGCCGGAATGGTGTCGGATGACGAATGGTCATCACCTCTGAGACGCAATTTGAAAGGCATCGCATGATGTGATAGGGTGTCGGCATCCCGCGCCAGAGGAGGCCATAATGCCACTCAAAAAAGGTTCGTCTGCTAAGACGATTTCTGCTAACATCCGCACGGAAATGAAGACCAAGCCGCAAAAGCAAGCGATTGCCATTGCTCTCAGCAAAGCAGGAAAGGCGAAGAAGAAATGAAAAAGCCAGTGAAGTTCACTCCGTGCAAAGGCTGCCCGAACCCCGCCAAGTGCAAGGCAATGGGCAAGTGCATGATGAAGGGCAAGAAGTAATGCCCGGCGGCCTTTACGCCAACATCGCCGCCAAGAAGGCCCGCATCAAAGCCGGATCGGACGAGAAGATGCGGAAGCCCGGCAGCAAAGGCGCGCCGACTGCGGCTGCATTCAAGGCTTCGGCCAAGACAGCAAAGAAGGCCAAGTGATGGCCAAAACCCCGGCTTGGCAGCGTGCTGAAGGAAAAAACCAAAAAGGCGGCTTAAACGCTAAGGGCCGCGCGTCTGCTAAGGCCGAGGGAATGAACCTGAAGGCCCCGGTGAAGGCTGGCGACAACCCGCGCCGGGCGTCCTTCTTGGCTCGGATGGGCGGTATGCCCGGCCCCGAGCGCGACGAGGATGGAAAACCCACGCGACTTCTGCTATCACTCAACGCATGGGGCGCAAGCAGCAAGGCGGACGCCAAGGCTAAAGCCAAGGCCATTTCGGCCCGCAACGAGGCGAAGAAGAAATGACCATCACGACCTATGCCACGCTAAAGACAGCCGTCGCGGATTTTCTGAACCGCGACGATCTCACGTCTGTCGTGCCGACCTTCATCGCGCTGGCCGAGGCTGACATGCAGCGCAAGGTGCGTCACTGGAGGATGGAAACCAGATCGACCGCCCAGCTTGACACGCAATTCAGCGCCATTCCGTCCGATTGGGCCGAAACAATCCGCTTTTACCTGACATCTGGCGAAACCGCGCGGCTTGAGTTGCTCAGTCATGCAGAACTCTTGGACCGCAAGCAGCGTGCCGGTGCCGTCAATGGCCAGCCCTACTACTACGCCATGACGGGTTCGCAGTTCGAACTCTACCCGGTGCCGGATGGGGTCTACACGGGCGAACTGCTTTACTTTGCCAAAATCCCGGCCCTGTCGGATGCTGCCACGACCAACTGGCTCCTGACAGACAGCCCCGATGCCTACCTCTACGGCGCTTTGGTTCACGCCGCGCCATACCTGAAGGACGACGCCCGCATTCAGGTCTGGGCTGCGCTCTATCAATCCGCCATCGACAGCCTCAACGCAGCCTCGGACAGCGCCCGCTACAGTGGCACGGGCCTCCGCATGAAGATTAGGAACGTGTCATGAGCCTCACAAACTCGTTCGAAACCAGCGTCCTGACATGGCTGCTGACCAAC